CCTAATGTGGATGGCCCAATGTCTCAGCCGGGAAAATCCAGGCCAATAATGGAGTCAAAATCAGTTTTGCCCGAAAAATTGACCCGTAAGGAATCCCAGATACGAAGTAAAATAAAAAAAGAAAATGCTAAGATTGCAATGTTGACTCAACAGGAAGCCGAGCAAGCTACTGTGCGAGGTAAAGGCTTGAAGGGAAGGGTAAAAATGAAGATAAGAGCAAACCCTGACTTCGCCAAACAACAAGGCACAGTAAATGCGAAGTTATCTGACTTGCCCCAGGTGGATGATCCATCAAAATTAGGTCAGCAAGATTATAGTCAAACGCAAAGGAAACGGGGTAAGAAAATTGAAGCCAAAGAGCTAGATAAATCTCCAAAACGAAGGGCTCGCAAGAATGTAAAAATAATGGAGTCGCTACCTTTAGATAAAACTGAAAAAGCCAGAGAAAAGGTTATAAGTCGAGTAATGAAGTCAAAGAAATTAAATCGCCGTGGAGCTGAGAGCTTACTAAAAAAATCGCCTGATTTGTTTAAAACTATATTAAAGGCATTTAGGTAAAGTTGACATAATCTTTATTAATATGAATATTGCTGAAAGAATTATTGCGCTTGATGAAGCCCTTGATGAAGTTATACTTTCCCGTGGGGAAAGGCTTGCTAATAGTATAGAATTTGAATACTCTCCTGACAAGAAAAACAAAGGAATTGGAGCAGGAGCTTTAGGCACAGCAGCAGCAGGCGGTGCAGCATATGCAGGAAGCGTTGCATATAGAGCAAGAAATAAAGGTATGGGCCCAAATCAACCTCTAAAAACTCGCATGGGGAATGTAATGAGAGGTGACAAGGCAAAAATTTCAGGAAGCAAGGCTGGTCAGTATGTTGGCAAGCAAGCTGGTAAAGTCCGCTCAAGTGGACTTGGTAAAAAAGTCGGCGGTCTTCTTAAGAAATTAAAATTTGAAGAGCAAAGCGAAGATGTGATGGAGTTTGGTATGATTCCTATTCCAGCACATGTTTATGATAAAGCTTCACCAAGCAAAAAAGCTAAAATCAAAGCATTGCTTAGCTCAAGAAGAGCAAAAATTGTTGGTGCGGTTGCAGGAGCAGGAGCAGCAATGGGCGGATCGTATGCCGCTGGTAGAAAAAGTAAAAAATGAATGGTGTAAATTTGAGTGGAAATAAGTTCACCGTTGATATTGCGGAGGTAAACTCAGCAGTAGAAGCGCATAACTTAGACAGAAATATGAATATCCCAACTTTCGATACAGAAAATGGGTCGTTTCAAGATTTTATTAATTTTTTAAATTTATACTATAGAGAAGTTGTTCAGGCTAAAAAGTCCTTAAAGGATAGCATACAGAACTCCTGAATATAGTAGAACAGACCGCGAGCGAGGCGTGGCGACCCGCAGATCGCAGACCTCCCTGGCAATGGGCTGAAGATAATTTCCAAGTAGCTGTTTCTCCGTTCCCGGGCAAGTGGCGTTCATCAAACTCGCCTTGGGTGAGAGAGTTTATGGAAACCTTTGCTGATAATAGAGTAAGGACTCTTTCTATTATGTGCTCAGCTCAAAGTGCAAAGACCGAAACGATGATCGCGTCTCTTTGCTGGCTCATAGCCGAAGACCCAGGGCCGTGCATGTGGGTAACTTCCAACGAAGATGAGGCATTGAAGTTTGCAAAAGAAAGGCTTATGCCTTCGCTAAAAGCTTGCGAAAAGGTCAATAGACATATGCCTGTAAGTAGAGAACTCGCTAAATCAAAAGAAATTTATTTCCCGCATATGACACTTGAGGTTGTGGGCTCTAATGCTCCTTCTAAACTACAGTCCAAGCCAAGAAGGTGGTTGTTGCTTGATGAGGTTCGTAACTGGCCTCCTGGTGCTCTCCCGATGGTTTTAAAAAGAACTAGAACCTTCTGGAATGCGCGACAAGTCATTATATCAACACCTGATACTGAACATGATTCAGTTCACCAAGAGTACTTACGTGGAGATCAAAGAACCTGGCATGTTGAATGTCCAAGTTGCAAAGAAAGCCACGGGTTAGATTGGGAGAACATGAGGTGGGATACTAATACAAAAACAAAACCTGACCTGTACGATTTTGATGCTTTAGCGGACACAATAAGAATGGAATGTCCGCACTGTGAACATAAGACATATGATACGCCATTAGAAAGGCGTAGGCTGACTGAAGGTAAGTGGATTCCTCAAAATACAAATGCCCCTAGTTCAAGAAGGAGCTACACATGGAGTGCGATATTACCCCCTTGGGTTCGCTGGAGAGAGCTAGTGGAAGAGTTTATAAATGCAAAGAAAGCTCTTAGCTGGGGAGACCCTCAACCGCTTAAAGCATTTATAACAGAAAGTTTAGGTCAACCTTGGGAAGATAGACTTAAGTATGGGAATACTATGTCCTGGTCAGAAGAAAGACAGGGCGAGTATAAGCTTAAAGAAACCTGGAATGATGGAGAGCGTAAGTTTTTGGCAGTAGATGTTCAAAAAGATTGCCTATATTACGTCTGCAGGCAATTCGGAAAGCATGGGACATCTCGTCTTTTTGATTATGGAAAAATAGCAGACTTCTCATCTCTTCGTGAATTGATAACCGAATTAGGTGTGGATAATGATGATGTCGTTATTGACTCTGGATATATGGCAACATCCGTATATAACGAAGTTACTAAATCAGGATATATGTGGAAACCCATGAAGGGCGATGATTATCAATATTTTGTTGTTGAGGGAGTGAGGCAACCATACAAGGATACCTTAGTTGACCCAGCAATAGGAACATCAGCGCAGGGTCAAATCAGACCAATTAGACTTTTTGTTTACTCAAATCCATCCATAAAAGACCTACTTGCTGAATATAAAAAGGGACTCGGCCCTAGCTGGCAGCTACCGAAAAATGTGACACGTGATTATGTAAATCAAATGTCAGCAGAGCATAGAGAAGAGATGGTCGATAACTATGGCAAGGTAACTTATAAGTGGGTAAATAAGCCAAGAAAAGACAATCACTTTTGGGACTGTGAGTGTATGATATTGGTGGGTGGCTTAGTCACAGGAATGATTGGCTTAACGTAAGCCAAAACTCCTATAATAGTAGTGGCTAAAGCCCCACTACTCTTTTATAGTATATATAAAAGAACCCCTACTAAAAGACTAAGGGCTATAAATAGAGTTATTAAATCTGATACTTCTATTTTCATTTTAGAAGGTCAAGATATATATCATCAATAGGTTGAAGCGCATTTGCGAGAACTCGCTTCTCATCCTCGCTCCATGTCTCCAACGGTTTCGCTCGCGCAGCTGTTTTGAAATTCTGTTCAATTTTAGCACAAAGCCCTGGTATGCTTTCAAATCTTGGGTCGGTTTTTCTGTCCTCTTGATAAGTACTCTTTTCGCCATCATGATCGATTCCGAGGCACTGCCTTATAGAAGTAAACTCCCCAGAATCCAGATTCACAAGACCCGCGGAAACCTTATCATGTAGTTGTATATACTGATATGCGGTCTTTCTTGAAAATGGTATATTATCCTTAAGCCATGCTGTGAAGTTCTCAACAGTATTTTGAGCCTTCTTTAGGTGGAGTCCAGCCTCAGAGAAATGCTTAAGTGAGCCGACCATAGACTCCAAGCCACGTCGGTGAGCTTCATTTACTTGCAGTGCGCAATCTTCAGGGGCTAAGGTTATAGTTGCTTCAATGGACATTCTTGTATCTTTCTATTTGGGCTTGTTTATATTTCTCGCAGGCTGCGAGTGATTTCTGCCCTCTTGTCGGGGGCAAGTTAAAGTTTTTCTGGAATTGCTTAACTGACTTAGACAAAGCCTGTCTAGTAACTCCGTGCATTTTTGCTATCTCGCTCATGGATTTTCCAAGAAAAAGAGGGAGACCAAACGAACATACAATAGTAGCAAGCTTTAGTTTATAATTATTAGAATCATATATAATAGCAATGACTTGCGTTAGGGCATCTTGGATTTCTTTTCTGATCTTCTCCTTAAAGTACTCCTGAAGCACAGGGGGCATATTTTCTATAATTTCTTCAGCGTCAAGACGATCATAGTCAAAATCAATTGACTCATAGTCAAAGTCCACAGACCCCTCTACTAATGTTGACATGATATTATTTTATATGAGCGTTGCCAATTGGAAAGTTATTTATCGTGACTACACAAGTCAAGAGCTAATAGACGAAAGGAAATCACTTATGCTTGAGACTAAAAATTTATATCTAGCTCAATCAGTTGGTGGTAAAAGCTATCAGAGAAGCATAACGAGCGTGGAGGAAAGACTCAGAGCATTATCTGAAATTAAAAGAGAAAGTTCCGGCAGGGATTACCTAGAAAGCACATACACTGACTTCCGTGAAAATGGGCTTGATGGCGAACTATATAATACTAATATGTCTGGATGACCTTACTAATGTTATTTAACATTATTATTATTTCCACAATTATAATTGCCTGGCTATATGATGAACAATAAACAAACAATCCTAGATCGAGTAATTTCTTTTGTAAGCCCTGAAGTGGGTCTACAAAGAAAATACTACAAAGATAAACTAGAGTTCGCTTATGATGCGGCAAAGAACTTGCCAAACCAAAGCACGATGGCTTCGTCTTTCACAACCGCGGCTTCTGAATCCTTAATGAATCAGAGAGATCGGATTAAGATGATGTGGGAAGCTAGGCATTTATCACAAAATTTTTCTTTTTTTAAAAGCGTACTCCTAAAAGAAGCGATGTATGTGTGCGGATCAATTAGGTATCAATCCCAAACAGGCGATCCTGCTGTAGATCAAGCCTACGAAGAATACTGGAAAAACTGGACTAAAAATTGTGATATTACCGGAAGGTATCCTTTTAGGCATTTAGTCCAGATGATGCATATTGGAATGAGGCGAGATGGAGATGCTGGATTCGCCCTTGTAACGAAAGGCGAGGAAGTAAAGTTGCAAGCTATAGAGGCTGATAGATTAGGCAATCCATCTGAATATGGAAAAAAGACCAACGATGAAAACTACATCGGCGGAATTACTATAAATGATTTTGGACAGCCAGTAAGCTATAGAGTATTTAAAAGAACCTTACATGGTATGTACAAAGACCCAACAGAAGTACCTGCCCAAAATTTCATCCACTACATAGACCCCTTGCGAGTAGATCAGTATAGAGGAATTACTTGCTTTGAGACATCTATTCCTCACGCTAAAGATATACATGAGTTATACAAAATGGAGAAGCTTGCTGTAAAGTGGGGAGCTAGTCATGCAGGGGTTATAACGAAAAATGATCAAGGCCCAGATAAGTGGACTACAACTAAGCCTGGGGCCTTAACGAAAGATGGGAAGAAATTAGAAAAAATTGAGCCTGGGAAAATTGTCAGACTTCAGCCAGGGGATGGTATTTCTATGTTCCCCAATCAGTCTCGCCCAAGTCCCACATTCAATGGTTTTGTAAATACCCTAGTAAGGGAAATGGCTAATGGACTAAACTTACCTTATGCATTTGTTTGGGACATGAGTTCGTTTGGTGGAGCCACAGCTAGGCTTGAGGTTCAACAAGCACAGCGATCATTTAAAAGGCATCAAGACCTATTGACTGAGCAAGTCCTTGATCCGATTAAGAACAAAGTGATAAGCATGGCTATTGCTCGCGGGCAACTACCCGTAAGTATGAATTATCAGAAAGCAAGATGGCAGTTTAACTCACAAATTACTGCTGATCTTGGTCATGAAGTACAAGCCAATATAAGCATGATGGATGCAGGGCTAAAAACTCACGAGACGGTTTTTGGTGAAATGGGGCTTGATTTTGAAGAAGAGGCAGAGAAGATCGCAAAGGAAGTGAAGTATCTTGAAGAGGTGGCAAATAAATTTGGCATACCTATGAGCCTTTTATCAAAAAGGTTAGAAAATGCCCATCAAATGATTCAAGCTTTCCAGCAACAAGGATCAGAACCACAAGAAAATGCTCAAGGGCCTCAGTAAGTTTTTAAAAAAACAGGCTGTAAAAAGTCGCATAAAGGGTAGGGAGAAATTTCTACCTGGGTCTCGTGGTAAAAAACCTGGGAGTAAAAATCCAGTTGGAGCTTTTGATACTGATAAGTTTTATGACCCCAAGGGTGCTAAGAAATATAAAAAAGCTAAAAGAAAAGGCAAAGATATAGCAGCACTCGCGGGTACGGGAGGGGCAGGAATCTATGCAGTTGGTGGACGAAAAGACCCAGCTGTTATAGAAGAAAGAAAAAATTTACAACCAGTATCTAAGCGAACAAAAGCAAAAGCAGAAAGAGTTGCCGGAATGAGGCAGGACGCAGAGGGGAGAAAACTAGTTGAAGAAGCTAATGCTAAGACTACTATCAATTGGGATAAAAAGACAGGAAAGGTTACAGGCAAATTCAGACCAACAAATAGAAAGGTCAACAAGTTATTGGATCAAAAAATTGCTAAAGAAAAGGATTTTATTAAAGACCAAAAAGAGAGAGATGCATCATATTCCAAAACTGAAATTGAGAAAGACCCAGAGCTTCGCTTAAAACAAGTTCGGAAGGAGCAAAAGAAGACCGCGAGGACTGATACCAGTGTGGAACAACTTAAAGACTGGCAGGAAGGTAAAGCACCAAAAGGAGTTAGAGGTAGAAACATTGGAGCTTTGACTGGGTCTGAGACAAGGCAGATACAAAGCGCATCAAAAGATCAGCTCCTTAAAATGACTGATAAGGAAATCAAAGCTAAACATCCAGGGGTAAACCCAGCTGCATTAAGAAAAAAGCTACAAAAGGGAAATCCTCTATCGCCAAGAGAAAGCCAAGCTCTTTATAAGAATAATTCAGAAACATTAAAAAATCGTCAGGCTGGAGAAACGGCTAGAGTAAAAGGCGCTAAGCAAGCTAAGAAAGCAAAAGACATAGAGGAAGAAGTTAAAAAGCTGAAAGCTGAAGGAGCAGAAGGTTCAGATATGGGGATAAAATCCACAGCTAGAAAAAATGTGGAGGAGGCGGTGAAAGCTAAAAGAAAAGCTAAGATTTCAAAAGCTCCAGGTAAAAAGAAGTCAATAGACGGCAATCAGGAAAAAATTAAAGCTATAAATGTAAAGCAAGGTGTGCCTGAAGAAGGAAAAGTTCGCGCAGCTATGGCTGGAGAACGTCCAGGTGCTAACCCAATGGCCCCACAAGAAAAATCTAGAAATTATAAAAAACGAAAAAACAAAGAGACTGGTAAAGTTGAAAGCGAAAGATCAAGAGTGGCGGGAACCCCTAAAGAGGAAAAAGGGATCAGCGGAACTGCGGCAGTTAATAAAGCACGTAAGAAAGCACGAAGAATAGTAAACTCCAAATCCAAGAAACCTGATTATACTCCAGAGGAACAAGAGCAAATGGATAAACTTATGGCACGAATAAATCCGAAGGTTAAGGAAGAAAAAGAACGGATAGCCAAACAAGAGAAACCCTTGAGCCCAGAGGAATTGAAAAAAATAAGCAGAAATATTGGTAGCAAGATTAGAAAAAAGGATGACCCGATTAGGTTATCTGAGAAAAAGAAAAATATTAATTATGGTGCTGTTGGCGCAGCTGTAGGTGCAACAACGGGTGGCGAACTCACCAGAAGATACTTACGAGATGTTCGCATAAGGCATAAACAATTTAAAAAAGGCGCAAGCCAGGGTACATTGCCAGATTCAAATAAAGACTGGAAGGTTGGATATCGCGATAAAGAAATAAAAAAGAAAGACCCAACCACAGGAAAGAAAACATCAACTGGAACTACTAAAAGAGTAAAGGTTGGTCTTTTATCAAAGCACGCACCCAAGGGTTTTAGGCGACACGTAGCAACAAGATCACTAGCGAGAATATTGACACCAATAGCAATAGGTACAGGCATAGGATATGGAATCGAAAAAAGAAAAGGAAGAAGAGAAAACAATTCGTAAGGCTGGATTGGGCTTAAGCGCACTTGGGGGACTAGGTGCCGCAGGAGCTATTGCGGGCGGCTATCAATTACGCAAGCAGGTCAAGCCTATTGCTGAATTGGCTAAAAAGACAACTCCTTTGGTAAAAAAGATTGATGAGAGTTTTCAATATTCTCCTTTAGATAGATCACCAAAAGCAAAAGCAAAACGAAGGGTTGCTAGACAAAGAAGTAAAAGAGCGGCATCTAAAATTTTAGTGAGGGAAAAAAGATCATATCCAAAATGGAGAAAAGCTTTAAATAAATTACCTGGAGGAAAAATTCGCTTATTTGAAAATCCAATCACTCAGCGAGTGCATGAAAAAAAGAATGCAAAAAATATCGCCAAGGGTTTGGTAGAGTTTGAAAGAGACCCACTTGAGCTTCTTGATGATGCTAGAAGAGTAAATAGAAAAGTGCGATCTAATGTTAAAACTGGACGCAAGGGCGTTGAGGCGGTTAGAGACTTAAGGGATTTAGCTAAGGGAGAGAGAAGAAACAAGAGACGCAAAAGATTTTACGAGAAGCAACATTTTAAAGATGCAGCTGCAGCTACCGCAATTACAGCGGCTTTGGGAGGAGCAGCTTATTTATCAAAAACAAAAAAAGGTAAAAAGCTATTAAAGAAATTTGCTGAAATCAATACAAGCACTATGGAGTTTGCCATTGAAGACGAGATGAAAAAGAAAGGCTGGCGCATGTCCCGCCCAACGGGTTCATCAGTAAGGGTTCATACTTCAGGCAAGAAAAGAGATCGAAGGGGTAAGTACTGGCACGAAAGGAAAAGCTCAAGAGACAAGATGTTGGCTGGAGGAGCTACAGCAACAGCAGGACTTGGACTCATCGCCACTGTGCTCGGAAAAAAATATAAGAGCCAGAAGGCATTAACTGAAGCTTATAAAAGTGCCGCGCGAAGAAGATTAAAGCCAAAAAAGCCAGCAGTAGATAAGATATTACCAAAACCACCTAAAAATAGAATACTAGATAATTAATGAGCGAAGACAATAATAAACAAACTGAACAAGCTAAACGCCAAGCTGAACGCCAAGCTGAACGCCAAGCTAAACGCCAAGCTGAACGCCAAGCTGAACAAAAACCTCAAGGTAATCCAGGCAATTCAAAGCCTAATGATGTAGTTTTTGCTTCAAGAACTCCTGCTAGGTTTAGATAAATGGAAGTTCGCACCTGGCCTTCTAGGAGGATGCCTCCGCCGGGTTGGGTGGTTAGTCCAGACCTATCTGAGATATATGGCAGAAATGTTATAGTCAGAAGAAACTCCCTATCTCGTATAAGGAGAAAAGTGGGTGGACGAAAAAAAGACCGTTTAGAAAAAGAAGGTAAACTTCAAATGATACTTGGGGGATTACTTATGGGAGCAGGGCTACTAGGAAGAAGACGATGAGTGAAAAGAAAAACGACAGGTTAGCGAAAGCTGGTGCTATAGCTGGAGGAACTGCTTTATCAGGAGCTTACTATAAAGCGGCTAGAGATCATCAAATACTTGCGGGGTACGATAAGGCACGTGTTAAATATAATAAAAGCGTGAAAGAAAAGTATCCAACACAGAATCCCCAGGAGAAAATATTAGATCCGCAAGATGTGAGCGGAAAGAGGCGTAAAGCTCGATTGGACTGGGAAAGAAAACAGGCAAAGAAGCACGGAGTAGTGCGATCAGAATACGACAGTACGAGTAAAAGGTTTCCAACTGAGCGTGGAAAATTAGTACTAGATAAAAAAGGAAACCCAATAACCATAAAAGATGGAAGGGGTGGTGAGCGATTAAAGACTAAAAGGTCAGGTGTATCAAAAGTTTTGCAAAAAGTATTCAAAGGATCGAAAGCAGCAATGCCAAAGTGGGCTATCATTAACAACCCTTATGCGAAGTACCTTCGTTGACATAATAAAATATATAAATGGAAGATGTATTACAGTTTAATGCTATAGATGGAAGAATAGATTCAGATGAAGGAGTGATTAAAGATGTCTCACTAATCACAATGGGTGATGCTCGTGGTCATGGCCTTGAAGTGGATGATGTTACTCTCGCACAATTAAAGACATCTATGGAAGCCGCTTCTTCTCCTGGGATTAAAGCAAAGCTTAATCATCGCAGTGGGGTGGAGGCTGTATTTGGATATATAAACAATTTTAGCATTCAGGGAAACAAACTGAAGGGCGATTTAAATTTATTAAAACACCACAAAGATTATGCTCAAACAATGGAGCAGATAGCTACGATGCCAGGACAGATAGGACTTTCTGTTGCGTTCCAAGGCGATAAAGAAGCAAAAGGTGGAAAAACTCTAGCAAGATGCAAACGAATAATTTCGGTGGACTTAGTTGCTGATCCAGCAGCCAATCCAGATGGAATGTTTGAAACCAAAGTTGACAACAATAATTATAATATGAACGAACCCGATACTGACCAACAGGATGTAGCCGAGCTCCTTGGCGCGATTAATGATAGGCTTTCTGGTCTTGAGAATTTTCAAGGTGATCTCGAGGAAGCAATTTCTGATAACTTATCTGATGATAGTTATGAAGAAGATTCTTATGAGGATGATTCCTATGAAGAAGCTGAATATGAAGATGAAGGTGAGTATGAAGATGCTGATCTTGAACCAGCGTATGAAGGCGAGCCTGAACAGTATGAGTCAATCAATGATGCGTTGACTTACCTTGAATCCAAAGCAGAAGGCGCATTAGCCGCTGAGCAAGAAATTTCTGAGCAAGCTATTATGGACGAGGTTGAAATGAAATTTGAAGAGCTCATGGCTGAAAACCAAGAGCTTAAGTTTGAAAATGAAAACCTTCAAGATGCGATTGAAATGGGTGGAGTTGAAGCTTTACCATCATCTGCAGTTGAACATCTTTTTGGAACACCATCTGAAGAAGGTTCTTTTCAATTTAGCATTCAACAAGCTTCCTTGGATTCAAATGATCCAAACGAAGCAATTCGCAGTGCTGTTAATGATAACCCTCGTGCACATACAGAATGGTTACATTCTTCAGGTGTTTACGGAAACTAAAGGAATTATAATATGAATCATAATGGAGTAATTTCTTTACCAGTAAAGGGCAGCGAAGTCATTGAGATGGGACAACTCGTTGAAATACATACTGATGGAACCGCAAAGAAACTCGTCACTGTTGCGAATGTAATTGGTGTCGCTTTACAAGATGTTAGTCAGGCTGAAAGTGATCGTCCCGTTGATATTCAACTCTTAAGTGCTGGTGGTATTGTTTTGGTGAAAACAGGCGGTAACACAACACACTCAATATCAGTTGGTGGAAACGTAAAGGCAATCGCTGGAGGAGTCGCAGCAGGTAATGGAGCTACGGGAACCGTATTTGGAACCGCGCTCGAAGCCTCTGCTGCTGTAGACGAGTTCGTAAGAGTAGTACTTTAATCAATTAAATAATTTAAGCTATGTACAGAAATACACACGCAGTAATCAGGCACGATCTAAATGCCTTTGTAGAAGAAGCAGCGCGCACTGATAAATTACTCTTTGCTGAGAAAATTTTTCCAGTCCTTCCCGTGGATGCCAGAGCTGGTATCTTCCCGAAGATTAAAATTGGAGATGGAGGAGAGCTATTAAAAGCAGACTCTACTCTCAGAGGCCCAACTGGTACTTATAACGAAACTACTCGTAAGTTTGATACTGATACCTACGAAGCACTTGATCGTGGTATGGAAGAGCGAATTGACGATGTCATTGTTCGTGACTATGCAAAGTTCTTTGATGTAGAAGTTCTTACTTCTAAGCTCATCATGCGTACAATGAAACTTGATTATGAAAAAAGAGTTTTTGATGCAATGGGATGCGGAGTTGATACAGGTGTTCAAACCAACATTTGGACTAACAATATTGATGCAACAGGAACTACTTCTCCTTATCATACTACCAATGCCGTTGGAACAACTGCAGCTTTAGATACTTCTGACTATGCTATTTTATTCATGGATATGATGAAGGAATGCACCAAGAGAGGTGAAATTCCAAATACTATGGTTATTGGTCAGAATACCTGGAACCATATTCGTCGTACAGGCAAGCTAAACACTTTCCTTTTTGGTTCACTTGGTAGCGGAGTTGGATACAAGCTTGTTAACGAACAAGACATCGCAAAGCACTTTAGACTTCAAAATGTTTATATCGCTACTCAGCATCATGACACTTCCAAGCGAAATGCATCTGGTGCTGTTCTTAAACCAATTTGGAATAATGATACTATCTGGGTTGGCGATGTTACTGGAGGAGAAGTTTCTGGTGGTGGTGCAGGTCGTACTTTTGTTTGGCAAAAGGATGGTACTGGATTATTCACAACTGAAACTTACCGCTCTGAACCACGTCGTGGAGACATGGTTCGCGTTCGCCATCATACTGCAGAAAAAGTTATCAATCAAAATGCTGGTTGTTTAGCTAACTTTGCTGCTGCAGGTTCGAAGAACTCCATATCTTGGAAGTAACCCGCGGGTAACAAACTTTCCACACCACTCAAATGGGGTCGTCTTATGACGGCCCTTTTTGTTGACACATATCTCTATTATATGAGTATCTTTAATCAGGCTATGGATTTATCATCTAATCCAGCTATGGATCAAATGGGGGAAATTGCGTACTTCGGCTCAACACCAATAAAAGTAATAGCAGACCCAGTCAGTAAGTTTGATAGACGAATAGTTGGGGGAAAAGCAGAGGATAATGATACTACAATATTTATCAAGAGAGATGATTTTGTTGAGAATAATATTAGTAAAGGGTCTAAGCTGACTATGACTCAAAATGGAGAAACTATAAGAATGAGAGTTGGTAGAGTTGATGATGATGGAACTGATTTAATCACACTTAATTGCGGTGGTCTACTCACAGCTACTGTGCCATTATGATTGAGGTTTACCATGAACCAAAGCGCGAACTAGAATTTGCTCTTTGTGATATACTCACAAATAAAGTAGGACTTAGGTTTTATCCCAACTATGGAAATGAAGCCAGGGAGACTCCCTTTGGCGCAGTCATCTGCGAAGAAGCTAAGCCCTTAACTGGTGGAATGAGACCCAGAGCCTACTTATGCAATGTAAAAGTTGTGTTTGTTTCTCATATAGATGAGGCTGATAGTCAGGAACATGGGGGATATATATCCAAGATGGAAGATGCCCTAATGTTGATACCGAACAAAGTAGAGGATGAGTTTAATCGTTACTTACGTAGGGATGAATTGTATGGATATAGCATTACTCCTGACGTAATTAATAAGCATTACGATAAACTTAAAAGCTTACTGGTTTCAAAAACAATAAAAATATATAATGAAGACCCCGTCCTTTTGGCGAAAGAAATGAGGGAGGGTATCTATGCCTCAGCGGAAATTAATGGCCCATTATTAAATTCACCGGATCATAAGGATTTTGTAGTCTTAGGTTCTCACTATACTTTTGAGCCAAAAACTAAAGATGGATATCTATTATGTAATTTCAATAGAACACCATTGAGGGATCGATATATTTTAGCAAGAAGGCAAATACAAATATCAGGTTTATATATAAATCAACTATCAGCCAAAGCAGAGGATCAGAGCTTTGGAGATGTATTTGATTGTACGATTGGAATAACGGAAATTTGTTAGGTTGACAATAACCCGATTAGTATGGGAAAAACAATTGGAGACTGTGCCTACCTTTGGGCTTTCGATGACGGCAACGGAAGGGAAGAACTTCCTAATGTTACCGCTCTTACAATAGAAACTTTTACTGAAGAGCTTGTGCCTGAATTTGAGGCTGAAGCAACTGATGATGAGGGCAATGTAGCTGCGGTTCGTAGAGGCCCACTTAAGCTAACATTTAATCTTTCAGGATACGGTAAAAGCTCTGCAAGTTTATCAACATATACAGAGGGTCAAAATTGTAAGCTTAGAGTTAAATCAATTGAGTTAAATCAATTCTTTGATTGCTATGTTGAGAAGTGGGCTATAACTGCTTCCAATAATGACTTCCTTAAGTGTGAACTTACTGCCGTCACTTATCCAGCCGCTAAATTCTGTTGCCCCCCTGCCTAATTATGAAAGTTTGTAATAATTATACTTTTGGAACGACCAAAGTCTTCGGAATGGTCGTTGAGTCTCAAAATGCTGATACTGGCCCTCAATACACTGCAATCGCGAAGAATAACCAGGGAGAGGCTGCAGCAGTTGTGTTGGGTCGCCCAACTGGTCAATCAACGGTTAGTGGATACAAAATCAAGGGAGCAGCATCACCTGCAGTTAATTCATCGTATACATTGCTTGGCAGGAAATTCTTTGTTGATAAAGTATTAGTGACCAAAAATTCTGGTGACTTTCAAAAGCTTGAAATCACAGGAAAGTTCTGGGATGGTGTTGAGAACGAAAACTGTTCAGGCGTTTAAAATGTGGCCGTTGACGATAAATTCGCGGAAGCATGGTTAAATGCTGATCACCGCATATTTGGATTAAAGCTTAAACCTTTTTCGGGATGGCATAGATTTGTGCTGAGCTCGATCAATTCACCTTTAATACAAGAAGAGTCAGAAGTAAACGCCGCGGCTGTGTATGCCGCTTGTTTAATTTGTAGCCAAGATTACCCTAATGCTGATGTAAAGTTAGGGATAACTGATTACTTGCGTATGGTTTTATATAGAAAAAAACCAGAGAAAGTAATGCATAAATTTGTAACTTATATCAACGATTATGCTTCCTACCCTGAATTTTGGGATAAAGAAGAAAAAAAGAGCTCCAAGACAAATGGAACTCCACCAGAGCCATTAGCAACAATTACCTCTTTGATGGGATTAGGGTTTACTGAAAAAGAATCCTGGGACATGCCTTGCGGTAAAGCTAGTTGGTACTCAGCGGCTTATGCACAAAATCAAGGAGCTGATATTGATTTCATAACTCAAGACGAAAAGGAAATGCAAGAGGAGTGGAAAGATATCGAGAAAAACCTTGGCGAAGAGGAATTTCTTAAAGACTTTAACCCCGACTTGGGGACAGGTGCATCATTTACCCACGTAACAGATGGCAGGCCCTGATCCACAGACCGGTTTAGATAAGTTAAAAGGTTCGCTTGGGGCTTTAGCTGAGCCTGCTCTTATTTTCGCGGCAACTGGTAGTAAAGCCGCCGCGATATGGGGAGGCCTGAAAGCAGTTATAATCGGTAATGTACTAGGCCCACTCTCCTTGGTCACAGGTGCATTAATCGGAATAACTGGTGCAATGAAGTTATTTCTCGGAAGGATTGAATTGGTCGGGAAGGGCATAGACAAGCTTAGGTCTCTTGAGCAAATTAAAACACAATTTGATCCCTTACTTGGAGGAGCGGCTTTAGCGCAAAAAAGACTAGAAGAACTATACAGCTTTGCGAGTTCTACTCCTTTTCAGCTTGAGGGCATAGCGGAAGCTAATAGAACCCTGCAGGTGCTTACTAAGGGGGCTTTGGCTACCGTGGAGGGAATGAAACTCATTGGAGATGCCGCAGCCGTCACGGGGCAATCAATGCAAACCATAGCATTTTGGACAGGTAGGCTTTATGATGGTTTAAAAAGTGGAGCACCAATAGGTGAGGCATCTGCAAGATTGCAAGAAATGGGTTTAATATCTGGAGATGTTAGACGAAAGCTAGAAGCTAGTAGAGATGCTGGAGATAGTTTTATTGATACTTTTGAAATACTTGAAAAAGAGCTGAAGAAATCTGAAGGTGGGATGGAAAAGATGAGTCAAACCCTTGGTGGTCTTGAAAGTACTCTAGCTGACGTGCGGGGCAAATTTTCAGCAGAGTTTGCCGCTAATTTCTTTGAAGCGGAAAAGGAAAGCACGGCTGCGATGATTAATATGTTTCAGCTACTAGAACCCGCAATAGTTCGTTTAGGCCAAGTATTCTCAACAGGCGCGACTGCTATTGCTAAGTTTTTTAAGTTTATCACCGGGGGAGAAGACGGATTCAAGACATTAGCTAACAATATAAGTGTGGCCTTGGATGCATTTCTAGCATTCACTGTAGCTGTTGCAGCAAATCAGATCGCTACTATGGTTGGTTCACTCGCACGAGGATCAAGCGCGGCATTGGCTTTTACTACGAGTATTAATAAAACCACCATTGCAACAATATACGCAGGTCATGCGAGTAAAGGTTTAGGTACAGCTCTCTTGCTTACTGGTAAGAGTTTTGTAGGCTTGGGTGCTAAAGGAATGGTAGCCGCAAGTGGTCAACTGATATTTGCGGGTGCTACAAAAGTGGCTGGCTTTGCATTAGGTATGTTTACAAGTGCCGTAAAAGCAGCCTTTGGAGCTTTAGTTGCTAACCCTCTGGCTTTGATAATAACAGGCATTGTTGCTGTCGGAGCAATGCTGTTGCGTATGAGCAGTAATTCTGAGGAAGCCGCAAAAAAAGTTGAGACGATCGGCAAAGAGTTCAGCGAGCTGTCTGATAAAATTGATGAAGTTATAAAAAGCATAAAGACCTTTGAGGATAGTTTAGGTGCTATGGTTAAGGGTGAGGGTGAGATTAAGAGTATAACGAAAAAAATGGAGGAGCTGGGCGACAAAGCAAAAGGCATAGGGAGAGTTGGATTATCAACCGGAGACGGTAAAGTCTTGGAAGCTCAAATGGATTCCCAAATAAAGGGATATAGTATGCTCATTGATAAAATTAATGAAATCGCAAATATTTCATCAAATGAGCTTCAAATAGGAAAACAAAAAAAAGCGCAACTAGAAGCAGAGCTTGAAACAAGAAGAGAACTTAAAAAAATTGCATTTGATACAGCTATGGCTAATGCCTCAGAAGCTGAGCAAATATCTTTAATGGCAAAAAGAATGCAAGAAGTAGGTATGGAAAGAAGAGTCGCGGAGGAAGCGAGTAATTCGCTAGTCGCTAAAGAGGATTTTGAAAGAGAGGATGGCAGACGGCAAGGCGCAGGACGATTAGCAGAACTTGAAGCTCAACTTGAAAGAAGTAAAGCAGTTCAAGTTAAAGCAGAGGCTATGAGAACATTCGCGGAGACCGTGGGAAGTTTGGACGCAAGGGTCGCGGGATTTGATGAAAAGGGAAATGCAAAAGAAATACAAAGTGAAAAAGAACTCCAAGAAAATCTAAAAGAAAGTATAAGTATACTTAAGGAGCGAAGAAAAGCGCAGACAGACGCAGCAACAGGCGTAGGTAATATAACTACCCAAATGATTAATCAAATCGACACAGGGGATATGAAAGATTTACTCTTTAATGAAGACATGTTCCCCTTGGGTGCTTTAACTGCGTTTCAAGCAAAACTTAAAGACACAAGCTTAAATCCAGCAACTAGAGAACAATTAGAAAAAATAGTTTCTACCCTAAAAAAAGCAGCAGAAGAAAGTGGACAACTAGAAGCTGAGCAAGCAAAAGTCAATGCTCGCTTGGCAGAGATGAATCGCATTCAACAAAGAGGTATAGAATTGTTCCAAATCCAAAATAAATTACATGGAGACCTTATTGATATAGATGACCAAGGGTTCCAAGTAAGTAAAAAGAAACAGGAAGCTCAATTAACTGCATTAAAAGCTGAGCTCGAATTACTAAAAAGACTAGGCGATGAACAAAAATCAATCGAGGATCAAGAAAAAGCAATATCAGATATAGATAAAGAAATAGCAGAAGGAGGGGATGATAAAACAATTGAAAATTTGCAAAAAGCTAAAGCTGAAATGCAAAAACAGCTAAAACTTGCGAAAGAAAATAACAAAGAAGTTGAGAAAGCCCAACAGCAAGTTGAAAAACTTGAAAAGCAAATTGAAAAAATGGCAGCTGAATTGGCTGAATCCGTCCGTAAAATATTCGCTGATATTGCAGCTGAATTGAGAGGCTTGGAGATAGATGAAGCTTTTCTTAACATGGATTTCGGAGAGGCCTTCAAGAGAATACAAGCCGATAATGAAGCCAATGAAAAAGAAACACAACGACGAAGAGTTGATGAATTAAGAAAAGCTGGAAAAACTGAAGAAGATGCCAGAAGAATAGCATCTGAAGAAGCTGCAAATAGAGAAAAGGCAAAAGAAAATGCCAGGCAGGGAACAAGGAATTTTTCAGATAGAGATAATATTAAGGCTAGGCTAGAAATGGAATCAAAAGTTTTTGGAGATGCAGAGTCACGCAAGAAATTGCAGGCAATGAATGATCAAGACTTTTTTCGTGGTAAGCTTGAGGAGAACTTAAGAGCCGGGTTTGGCGACCTTGAAGCAGAGCAGCTTGCAACTCAGGATTTAGATTCAAAGCTTATGAGAGAAACTCCAGAGATGAAAGTGGTCGCAGACTCTTTTAGACGAATTGGAGCTGGAGGCCAAGGAGTCGCAACTGATCCTATGAAAATACTCGCAGAGAGAAGATTAAGAGTGCAAGAATTGATTCAGAAGGATATAAATAAAATGGCAAATGCGATTTTACAAGAACAAGATAAAGAAGCTGTTTTAAGGTAATGGCTAGAATTGAGTGCAGATGGACTAACTCGTGTAGCTTAATTGGCCTAATTGAGTCGCCTGGCTCTACATTCAAGCTTGGGTCACATGGTCTTGATAGCGCAACTGTTGTATATACTTGCCCTAAAAAAAGCTATAAAAGGCTCACACCAAGCATTGGAGATAAACATCCTGGGGGTGCAGAGTTTAGAAGAATGTTTTGCACGGGATCAAATGTATCGTTCGGCCCAGGCTGGGCAAAGATTACATCATCGTATCAAGGGTTTATAGGAAAAAGCACAGCTAAGATGCCATCTGGTGGGGCGACTCTTAATACAATGGAGACTCCGATTCAACTTCACCCGAATTATCAAAAGAAACCTGAATCGTGGTGTGCAGATAAACATATATTTGGAGATGGCCCCAGTCCAAATCGTTATGGAAGAGTTACAGATGATGCAGATGGAGGGTTTAAATTTTTTGGCCCATTACCCGACGGAAAGAATGGTAGACCAGAACCTGCTGTTGTATGCCCAGGGGGAGACAAGCCACACGATAGAGGTGCTTGTAGGCTTCAGGGAATCGAAGCTTATTTGAGAGAGGGAGCGATACAGTATAGATATGACGTCTTAACACAAAAAGATTGGGCGAGCGGTTTGGTTAAAGATAACTTAGGTAAGGTAGTTAGCTTTAATTCCAAATACGTCCCAGTACCTAAACTTGCTAAAGGTGCTGACTGGCTATTTACTAATTGTTCTGTGAATGCAACCCCTTTGACCAATCGAGACTCTTACTACCAAACAAGCCTTGAATTTCTTGGCTCAGGCGAAGGTGGGTGGAATAAATATATTTATCAAGAAGGCACTTCAATTGATCTTGATAGTAAAGCAGGGAGATTTCCAGCATGAGAAAAGTTTTTTCTAATAGAGATGCTACTAGAGGAGGATGCCCAGGTTTGATACAGCAACCAGGCTCATCTATTTCGTTTAGTAATTCTGATATTGATAAGGCTGTAGTTAGCTGGAAATGCCAAATAGGAAAAAGTTATAACCTCGCACCTGATTTGGGAGACAGGCATACTTGTTTTGATTTATACTGTACTGATATATCAGTCAATAGCGGTGATGACTTTGATACCTTAACCGCGACATATGAGGGTTTCATTTCATCACCCAAAATACCAGTAGGTGGAGCTGGTTCATCTACCACAGAGTCATCCATACAGTTTCACCCCAATTATACGAAAAAAAAGGAGAGCTGGGGGGTTATAATAGGAGATGGGAATGCCTCTCCTAATGCATTTGGAAGATTACTTGATGAAGATGGGTTATTCAAAACTTTTGGCCCCTTGCCGAATGGGGAGGATTCTCCTGAGCCCCATGAGAGAAATGTAGATTGTATTAATAAAGTTACTGACCTCTGTAGGTTAATGGGAACAGAAAGTTTTTTAGATCAAGGCGGAGTATCCTATAAGTATAGAATAGTTACAGAAAACAATTGGGCAGAAGAACTTACTGAAGATATAACAAAGAAAATGACCCCAAAATCTGATCTTGTTCCCGTTCCAAGTTTGCCGGGAGGTGATAAGGAAAAAAGGGATTGGTTACTTATGGCAGTTAATATAGAGCCGAAACCCTTGAAAAGCGGCAAGTTCGCATATTATACAGAAATAGAGTTTAAAAGCAGTGGAGCAGGAGGATGGAATGCTTTAATTTACCAAGACGCTGGTTCAGTATCTCTTGACCAAAAGTCAGGAGCTAAACAAGCATTTTCTGGGCTATGAAGGATATACTTTCTAAACTAACACGCCTAAATAAGGGGGATAAGCTCACCGATGCGGTTACGGCTGATCGTTTAAATGCAATACAAGATGCAATAAAAAGCTTGGCGAGTGGTTCAAATATAAATCAGGGTACTGGCACAAAGATTACAAAAAATTCTTCAGGAGTTACTATAAACTCCAAAACGACTGATATGAGAAATCATATCCAAGATGTTCAGCAATTTGCTTACTTCGCAGACGGGATAGATGAAGTCATAGATAGCATTGGTCAAGACCCAGGAAAAAAAACAATAAGTTATGATAGGCAAAGGCTAGACGGGGTAAAAACATGGAAAGATGGAGGACTTCATAAATTACAAGGTGTAGTTCAAGAAAAATATGTTGGCTATCAGTCTCCCGTAATACCATTTGCGAATGATAATGATGGTAATTTAGGTGGCCCTAAGAAAGAGCAAAGATATAAAAGTAAAAACGATCCACTTGATATTACAAAATTTCTTACTGATTTAAATATTAGTGGTAATCATATAGCTAGAGTCGTCATATGTGATAAATTTGAAGACACAGGAAATGGAGATGGTGACAAAAGGGATGATAGTCAAACAAATCAGCACAATGCCTATAATGCTAGGAAGAAAAATAAGGATGTAGGCTACATTGAATTTCTTGATGAAGGGACTTATGAAATTGATATAAGCACTACAAGTATGCTCGTGATGAACGAGTATGAAGCTAGTTATAATCATCATAATAGAACTATAACAAAATGGATGGAGGTGGGCGGAAAACGCAAGAACGACAGAGACACTCCACAAACTCCTAATCGTGCAAGTATCACGCATGAAACAATATATGGATCAAAGCGATTTCCTAGTGATTTTCAGGCTAATCTAAATTTTGCATTTAGGTATGGAAACATGGACTTGGGCGAAACCCAGCACATTAATCATGATGTTGTTATTTCTCCCAGCTACCAAAGCCCATTTAAGCAGGACGCCAATCCACGAGGCCCTTGTAGTGAACATGGGAAGGCAAATGTATTTCAAGAGCCATGCTCGGCAAATGAAGATTTTGAAATAAATGAAATGAGAGATACTCCAATGACTTGGGGTAAATCATATTATAACGAAGAGGAGCCAAGAAACCATCTAAGATTCCCAGAATGGACAGAACCTGGAAGTTTTTCTGGTGGTCGCTATCTTGCAAAACCTCGTAGTGGAGTTCTTGAGCATATAACTCATAATTACTTTTGCTGGGACTATATAAGAGGTAAGGAGGAGTGGATTTGGATGCCCGTTTATCATGAGGGAACGGAAGAAATGGACTTCGTTATTCCATCATGCAATATAGATTTACCAACTCAATGGGGGCTAGGTAGAACAGTTTCTTTTCCAGAAAATAGTGCTGGATGTTATGAAGCTGAAAGGAATGTAAGAGATTGCAAAAACAATATCTGTGAGCCATGTAGTCCTGATCCATGCTGGGGGTTAAATAAAGTATGGCATATGGACAATTTGCGCTGTCCAGATAGCTCTACATATGATTGCAGATATATAGGTCAGAAAAAAGTTGATACTGTACTTACTACAAAAAAATGCTCAAAAGAAGATGAAGCGATTTATCTAGCACAGCTGTCAAAAGAATATTGCGATGAACCTGACCCCGAGAAAGTAAAAGTTTGCGAAATAGTATCCTACAAATACGTTCGAGTTTTAAGTGATAGTTTGCCATCCATTACGGAAATGTGCGACCCAGAGGGTGAAAGTCATGGTGATTGTGTTGTAGATGATGATCCATATATATTACAGAGCTACAAAAATCCATTTGATGCCAAGGTAGTAAAAGAAACCAAAATAAGAGGAACTATTGAGGATGAAAAGGAGGGTAAGTTTCTCCAAATTGCATACTCTGAAGATTTATACGGAGTTGAATACATAAATTATAGTGTAAAATTATTTGAAGTTGATAATTACAAGAACTTTTATGCGATAGGTGGTTTTAAGCCTGAGTACTTTCTTGAACCTAAAGATTATAAAAGTTTTGAGGTAATTACAGAAACAGAAGAGCAAGATGTAGCAAAATGTGAAACAGGTGAATATACTATTTACCCTGTAGCAAAAACTCACGTAGAGGTTCCGAAACACAAGCAAGTGCTTGATTTTATATATTATAATCAGCCTATCACGATTTATGATATTAAAGATAGCAATCAACCTGTCACAATAGATGTACCTTCATTTGTCGCTGATAAACTTTATCTACCACAATTTGGATCAACGACCATTGATACCTGGAGTGAAATTGAGCAAGAAATCCCAACTTATGTATCGCAGAATGCAAAAGCTTATAGTTCTTTATACATTTGCGGATGCTATCCACCCAAAATAGTTAGCGTAGATGGAAAGGATGGCGACCCTGGCGACCCTGGCGACGACGGAACCGACGGAACCGACGGAACCGACGGGGGGAGAAACCTTTTGAAAGACAAACCGAAAGTTTGGACCGGGATTCAATTCCCAA